CGATTCTGGATGGCATTCAGTAACCCGCGGCGGAACACCGGGTATTTCTTCGAGTGTTTTCACGGCAAACGCAATTTCTGGGAAAGCCTGAACATCGACGCGCGGACGGTGGAGGACACTGACAAGCGGGTTTACGGGCAGATCATCGAGGAGTACGGCGAGGACTCGCCGCAAGCCAAGATCGAGGTGTACGGCGAGTTCCCCACTGCCGGCGATGACCAGTTCATTTCGCCCAGGCTGGTGGACGACGCCGCGGCGCGGCCGCCGTGGAAAGACCCGAGTGCGCCGGTCGTGATCGGCGTGGACCCGGCGCGCAGCGGCGCGGACTCGACGGTGATTGCCGTGCGGCAGGGCCGTGACTTGGTGGCGCTGCACCGCTATCGCGGCGAGGACACGATGATGGTGGTGGGGCACGTGATCGAGGCCATCGAGCGGTACAGGCCGGCGATGACGGTGATCGACGAGGGCGGGCTCGGGTATGGCGTGCTGGATCGGCTGAAAGAGCAGCGATACCGCGTGCGTGGGGTAAACTTCGGGTGGAAGTCCAGTCGGCCCGTGATGTGGGGCAACAAGCGTGCCGAGATGTGGGGCGCGCTGCGCGATTGGCTGAAGACGGCGAGCATTCACCCGGACAAGGCGCTGAAGGCCGATTTGACGGGGCCGCGCACGAAGCCGGATTCGAGCGGGACTGTGTTTCTGGAGTCGAAGAAGGACATGAAGGCCAGAGGGCTGGCGTCGCCTGACGCAGCGGATGCGATTGCGGTGACGTTCGCGTTTCCGGTTGCGGCTGCTGAGCCTGTCGGCACTGGTGGGCGCCAGGTGTCCGCGTACGCGGTTCCGACCGTGAATTTCTGGGGGGCAGCATGCCGCGCGTGAGCAAAGAGCAGCAGATGCGAACGGTCCACGGCGAGGCGCTGCGGAAGTTCGACGACATTCAGAGCGCGCTGCGCAATGAGCGCCTGCAGTGTCTGCAGGACAGGCGATTTGCCTCGATCAGCGGTGCGCAGTGGGAAGGTCCGCTGCAGGCGCAGTTCGAGAACCGCCCGAAGATGGAGGTGAACAAGATCGCGCTGGCGGTCACGCGGATCATCAACGAGTACCGCAACAACCGGGTGACGGTCGATTTCATCAGCAAGGACGGCACCAAGCGCACCGACCTGGCCGACGTGTGCAATCGCCTGTACCGCTCCGACGAGCAGGACAGCGCAGCGAACGAGGCGTATGACAACGCCTTCGACGAGGCCGTCACTGGCGGCTTCGGGGCCTGGCGCCTGCGCGCGGTGTACGAAGACGAGTACGACCCCGAGAACGAAAAGCAGCGCATCCGCATCGAGCCGATCTACGACGCCGATTCGAGCGTGTATTTCGACCTGGACGCCAAGCGGCAGGACAAGGCAGACGCGAAGTGCTGCTACGTGCTGACCTCGATTTCGCGCGACGCGTACATGCAGGAGTACGGCGACGACCCGGCATCGTGGCCGAAGGAGGTGTACCAGTCCGAGTTTGATTGGGACACGCCGGATGTGGTGTTCGTGGCCGAGTACTACATGGTCGAAGAGGTGTCGCGCGAGATGCGCGTGTACCAAGCCATTGACGGCAGCGAAGAGCGGTACACGCAGGACGAGTTCGAGGAAGACCCCGACCTGGAGGCGCGGCTCGCGGCCATCGGCAGCGTGGAGATTCGGCGCCGCCGCGTGAAGCAGCGCAAGGTGCGCAAGTACCTCATGTCTGGCGGCAAGATCCTGCGCGACGACGGGTATATCGCCGGCGATCAGATTCCCATCGTGCCGGTGTACGGAAAACGGTGGTTTGTTGACAACATCGAGCGGTGCATGGGCGTGGTTCGCATGGCCAAGGACGCGCAGCGTCTGAAGAACATGCAACTGAGCAAGCTGGCCGAAATCAGCGCGCTGTCCAGCGTCGAAAAGCCAATCATGACGCCGGAGCAGGTTGCCGGCCACCAGGTGATGTGGTCTGACGACAACATCAAGCAGTACCCCTACCTGCTGATCAACCCGGTAACCGGGCCTGATGGCTCGCAACAGATCGCCGGCCCGGTGGCGTACACGAAGTCCGCGGCCGTGCCGCCTGCGATGGCCGCGCTGCTGCAGGTTACCGAGGTGGACATTGCGGACATCCTCGGCAACCAGCAGAACGGGGACAAGATCGTCTCCAACATCTCGGGCAAGGCCGTCGAGATGGTGCAGCAGCGCCTGGACATGCAGGCGTTCCTGTACATGAGCAACTTCGGCAAGGCCGTGCAGCGTGCCGGCGAAATCTGGCTGTCGATGAGCAAAGACGTCTACGTTGAGCCCGGCCGCAAGATGAAGACCGTCGGCCCGCAGGGCGAGATCGAGTCGGTCGAGCTGATGAAGCCGACCATCGTGGAAGGCGAGGTGGTGGCGGCCAACGACCTGAGCCAGGCAAAGTTCGACGTGGTGGCCACGGTCGGCCCGTCGTCGCAGAGCCAGCGCGCGGCTACGGTGCGGGCGGTGCTGGGCATGCTGCAGTTGGTGCAAGACCCGCAGACCCAGCAGGTGCTGCTGGCAATGGCGTTCCAGAACATGGAGGGCGAGGGGATCAGCGATGTGCGCTCGTTCTTCCGCCGGCAGATGGTGATGGCCGGCATCATGAAACCCACCGAGGAAGAAGCGCAGATGCTGCAGGCCGCGCAGCAGAACAAGCAGCCCGACCCGCAGGCGCTGTACCTGCAGGCCGAAGCCGAGAAGGCCATCGCGCAGGCCGAAAAGTCCCGCGCCGATGTGGTTCGCACCGTGGCCGACACCGAACTGGTGAAGGCGAAGACCATTGAAACGCTGGGCCGGCTGGAGATGGACGACCAGAAGGCCGCAGTCGATACCGCCAAAGGCGTGATGGAGGTGCTTCGTGGCCGACCCGTTGCTCAATGACATCCTGCGTCGCGCGGTGTTCGCGCAGGCCGTGCAGGGCCTGCCCACCGGGTTTGCGCCGCAGCCGATCACGTTTGCGCCCGCCGCGGCACCCGCTGGCGCACCTAGCATGGCCGGTGGAATGGCTCGTGGAATGGGAGGCGGTATGAGCGATGTCGAGGTTGGCCCGGGCATGGATGCGATGGGCGGCGGTGGCGGCGTCGGGTTTGGCCCCATCGAGGGAATGCAGACCTTCAGCACGCCATTCGGGCCGATGACGATTGCGGACGTCATCGGCAAGGGCGTTGACCTGCTGGCGCCGATGCCGCTGCAGCTTGGCTCGATGATGCTGACGGGCAAGACCATGGGCTCGCAGATGAAGGGCGCGCTCACGCCGGTCAGCACTGCCACGCCGATTTCGTCGCAGGCGTTTGGCTTGGCCGAGCAGCTTGGCGTCACATCTGTCGGCCCCGGCGATACGTCGGCCATCTCGGACGTCGGCCCTGACGGCTCCATCGGCATCGGCGGCCCCTGATTCGGCGCACCCGCGCCACCGGCAACCGCGCAGCCGTCAATGCGTGAGTGGAGAGCACATGGCAGATACCGACACCGCAGAACTGGAACAGCCCGAACTGGAGGCACCCGAGCCCGAGCAGACGCCCGAAGCCGAGGCGCCGGCCGCAGAGGCAGAGCAGCCGCCGGAAGAGGAAATCGTCGTCCAGATTGGCGACGAGGAGCCCGAGCAGCAGGAGCGCGCGCCCGAGTGGGTGCGAGAACTGCGCCGCCAGCACCGCGAACTGCAGAAGCAGAACCGCGAACTGCAGGCCAAGCTCCAGACCACCGCGCCTGCCCAGCAGGTAACGCTGGGGGCCAAGCCCACGCTGGAATCGGCAGACTACGACACGGCGCGCTACGAGCAGCAACTCGAAGCCTGGTACGCCCGCAAGCGCGAGGTCGAGGCGCAGGAGCGCCAGGCGAAGGAGGCGCAGGAACAGCACACCAGGGCGTGGCAGGAAAAGCTGGAGGGCTACGCCAGGGCCAAAGCCGAACTCAAGGTCAAGGACTTCGATGACTCCGAGGCCGTTGTCCAGCAGGAACTGAACACGGTGCAGCAAGGCGTGATCTTGCAGGGCGCCGACAATCCCGCGCTGGTGGTGTATGCGCTCGGCCGCAATCCGAAGAATTCAAGACCCGGTGAAATTCGCCTTTGCCGTGGCAAAACTGGAGAAGGACATGAGGGTAACCAATCGCAAGCCGCCGGCACCGGAATCCACCGTGCGCAGCGGTACACCGGCATCGGCCAACGATTCCACGCTGGAGCGTCTGCGGGCAGAGGCTGATCGGACGGGCAATTACTCGAAGGTGGTGCAATACAAGCAGCAGCTTCGGCGCAAACAATCCGCCTGACGGTATTGCACTGACGGCGGAATGTGGTACATTTCCGCCAATCGCAGGATTCGCCCACCTTACGGGCAGTAGCGAGCCACACAAGAGCGGCCGACCGGCTCAGACGGGTTGAGTAGCAAAGCGCGGCGCAAGCCGTACCAAGTCACTCAATCCGTTTTCAGGAGCCACCATGTCCAACGCTTTTTCCAAGGAAGAGCGCGTCGCCTTCGAGGACATCCTCGAAGGTTTCAACGATGCGCTCGTGCTGAGCAAGAACGTCTCCATCTACC